CCATTTTAATCTCTCACTTTTTCTAATACTAAATTGTATCCATAGTAATCTGGACTTCGCATGCTGTGTGTACTAAACTGCTTTATTATATACACACCATTGGCACACTTTCCGTAGCAACTAATTATAACCTTATCGTGATTTTCAATCCACTCGTGTATCGTTTTAAATACACTTGGTGCAGTTACAAAATCAATTCCTGTATCAGCTTCGAAGCACAGTGGAAAACATACTGGAAAACATAATACAGCACCACCGCCAATAGCACATATTGGCATCATAACACCACTAAATGTATACGGCTGACTATTTAAACCAGAATCTCTAGTTTTAACTGTTGTTTTCCATAGATTAAATATATCTATGTTCTTTGATAGACCACCCTTTATACTTTTAGGAAAGTAAATTTGCACTGATTCATTCCATGTAACACGTACTTCTACCCTAAAACATGCCAACAGTTGTGGGTCGCCACTTGGTGTTCTAACACCCCAAGTATCCATATCCATAGCAACAACATCAGCCCATGTCCAAGTAACGGGTGCATTTGTATCGGTTGTTATATTATACCAATCGGACCAGCCTGCAACAGCCGTTCCAACTGGTGTAGTATTTGGTTGCCACGATTGAGTATCACCTTGACCTGCAACATATACAGGTCTTAGATATTGAAGTAGTGGACCAGCAAGACCACTTAGTGAACCAGTTGTGCTATACGCTCTGAACTCTACCTTAGTTATTGTCTTATCTACTTGCACTGTTGCTGTATTTTCATTTAACCACTGTATTGTATCATCAATATATGTTATAGCAGGTAATATTAAAAAACCATCTACCATGTTTTCAGGGTTATCTTCCCATCCATCTCTAAGACCATCCATAGCATACGAATCGAAGTAAAATATCTCAGATCGTTCAACATTGAATGTACAAAGTTCGCAGTTTCCACACTCACTTTCACTCATACTTTTCTAACTCCAACATCCACTCAATATGCTCTGGACATTCGTTTATTATTTTCCATCCAAAGCTGATGATTCTCCAATCGCCATCCCAATTTATATTATTTAAACCACCGATAGTGATTGGTAGATCATCTAATCCTAAATCTTGTACACACATAATCTTCTCACACGCACCATCATACCACTCTCTACCAGTTAGAACTAATCCCCATTTACTTCGTGATAAACCGAATACTATACGTTCACCATTCCATAGGTTCAGCATCTTTACATTCTGTGAGTGGTCATCTGATACTTCTTCTGGTGCTGTAAGTGTACAATCTGTGACAGATGGCACGGTGTAGTATACAACCGCATATACTTGAGTTACAGGATGTATAGAGCCAGTTGTATATATCTGAACTCCACACTGCAAAGCATCTATTTCATCCCAGGTCCAAGCTTCACTCGTATATGGGTTCACATGAAAGTACGATGGCACTGTTGTCCACGTATTTTTTGGCTCGCTTATTTTTTCACCAACGTACTCTGTTCCGTGTGTTTTTATTATCGCATTAGACCAAAAGCCTGTTACATTTATTGGGTTTACAACTGCATAGCAGTTAACTTGAACTATAGTACCTGTTTCTGTTGTATGATCTTCTAGTTCGTAAAGATCAGTGTCAACGCCAACGCCAGCACTAGCATAGTTGATTGTTGTATATCCATCTGGTATTACTTCATCAACGCACTGAAAGTTCTGTCCACATTCAGTTGTTAACTCTATAGTATCACCATTTGCATTGGGTCGTATCGTCAGTGAGTGCAGTTGATTTGCTGTTTGTGTAAGTGTTATTTCGTTTACCATTTTTATAGCCTAAATGGAATTTTTATCCAAACATCATGCCACTCTGAATCGTTAGCGTGCATTAGTATACCGTGGTCATTATCAAATCTAACCTCTATTTTGATGTATACTCTATCTTCAACAAGAAGTTCGTATATATCATCCCATGCCTCAATTTTGTAGTTATATGTTATTTCATCACCGACATCGTGTATTGCATCCCAGGTAAGAGCATGAGCTACAGCTATCCATCCTGTTGTAACGAAATCTTCTGCACCCTTATAGGTTTCGTTTGTTTTTGATACTGTTATACGATAGTCACTAACTGTTGAATCATCCCCATTGCATGCACATGTAATTTCACCCTCAATTACACCTTCGATATAGTATTGTTTTTTAATGTGATGTGGAAATAAGAAGTCAATCCTTATAGAGCCATTGACATCTGCTTCGGTATACTCAGTTGTTAAACAAGCATCACTAATATAATCACTAACAAGTTGTTCTGTGTGATCTGTAAATATACCGAATGTTATGTTCCAATCTGGATACACTATACCGTAGAACTTAATAAAATCTCGTTGATCTTCTAAGCCCATTATAAATTCCTTCCTGTTTTATCTATTCTAAATATAACTATCTTATCTGGTGATGCGTTGATATCAATACCAACGACAACATCACCTATGTTTAGTGTTATATATGCATCAGCTACTAGGCTAGTATAATCAACTGTATATCTCATTCGAACAGTCTCCCTTGTGTTTGTTTTATTAATACCCAAGTATTCCCAAGTGAATCAACACCAACTATAATATCATCTTTAGTTATATCTATTGCATCGGTATCGGTATATGATTTCATTTGGTATGTTGCGGTTGTAGCTTGTGTTTGCCTCATTTTTAACCTGTCCTAAATTTATATTGTGTTCTACCATTATTTAGTAAACCATTACCTTCAGCTATTGATAATAGTGCTGCTAGTTTTTCAACACTGTTCATCTCAGCGATCTCTTTTACTTCTATTGTAACATTATCTATTTTAACTCCACCATCTGATCTTGAGTTCGATACGTCTCTTTGTCTATTCATACCCACCATAGGTGATACTGCTTTTTGTCCTATAAAAGGAAGAGAAAGACTAGATGGAAGGTTTTGAAATTGGCTCATAAAATTACCAACTGGTAGTGTTAAAGGTTTTTTAGCAGTATCTTCATCTTTTAAGTATGTTCCTACTTTACCAGCAGCAGTATCCCGTAACCCTTGAATTTTTGTTGATAGCTCATCAACATCCAAACCGTAATCCTTTAACATGGATAAAAACAATGGCTCATCCATTATTTTATTAAGTGTTTCTATTAGCTCATCAGAATTAGTGATTATTTTAGCGTTTGTAGTTTCCCACCAATCGTATCTTGTTTGTAGCTTTTCCCCTTCTCGACTAATCATCGTTTCTAAGTCTATTATTTGTTGATTGTATGTGTAATTTAACTCGTACTGCTTTTCTTTGATCTTTGCAAGATAATCATCAATAAGTTCTTGACTATCCTGATTTGTAGTGACATCAGCTTCTAGTGTTTGTTTTTGTGATCTCATGTTTTCAAGACGTGCTTTTGCTTGTAAAATTTGTATTTTTTTAATCTGCTTTTCTTCCATTCGTGTAAGTCCACGCCTACGCATCATACCCTTTAATTGTAATTCTAATAATTGTATTTGATAAACCCTCATTGCTGCGGTCATTCGCTGTGTAGCTTTACGATTTTCATCCTGTGCTTTTTTATATGTACGAACCGCATTAACCGCTGCTTGTATGTTAGCTGGAATTTCCTTATATGCATAACCTGCAACCTCTAATCCCATTGATACATCGTGTGTAGCATCAGCATACTCTCTTTGTGCATGTAGTGACATGTACTGATATGCTAAGTTACCTTGTATTGTAGTACCTAGCTTACTTAGCTCTTCACGTTGCTCTTGTGTTAGGGTTGTTAAGTCACTGACACTAACAGATGCTTCTTTCATTGAACCAGATGCATCCTGAAAACCATACACAAATGTTTTTAGTAAATCATCCTCAAGTGAAACAATAGCAAGCTCTACATTGTTGAGTGTTAGTTCCAGATCACCTAGTGTATTTATTTCAGTGGAAATTCCACCAACTACATCATTAAATGGATCCTGAAAATCTTCTTGTGATAAAAGTAAATCAGCAATATCTTCATTCAAATCAGAAACAGGTGTTGACGAAACTTTTTTAGCACCTGTTATTTTATCTACTATTGCATCGAATGAGGCTCGTATTCTGTGTATTGGAGACCATTGCCTAGCAAGATTTGGTATAAAATCAGGTTCTAACGTATCTCTTTCTGTCTCTTTGCTTTTAATTTCATCTAAAATCTTAAGATACGATGTTGCATTATGTATATCATCATCTTTTATAAACTTATAGTCCTCACCAGCACTAGATTTATATTCACCACGATTAAAAATACTAGCTATAGCAAGAACACCCTTCTGGATGTTAATCGCAAATTCATCCCAATCTTCACCAACATCTCTCTTTACCTGTTCCCATTGTTGAGTTAATTGATTGGAAACGAACTGACTTGTGTTCATTATTTCTTCCAAAGCATCTGACGTTGCATTTCCCATGTTAGCAAGCTCTACTAAATCATTCCTAAAACCCTCAAGTCCGATATCACCAGCTAAAACCATAGCAACTCGAAGTGAACGCATGTTTGGTATTAGCTCACCGAGTATACTACTACCGAACTCCTTTGTTGCTTCATTTAGTTTTTCAAACCATCCGTGTAATCCCATTACACGCAACGCTAGACCATTCATTTCGATTCCATATTTCTCTGCTGCGTTTGTAGCTTTAGTAGATGGATTTACAATACCCTGAATAGCAAGTGCTAAACCTCTTGCTGTCATATCAAGATGCAAACCGTGTCTTGTCGCAGTTGAAAGTGCAGCCATCAGTTCATCAAAGGCAATTCCAGCTTGTGCAGCAATTGGTACAACATAACCTAACGCTTGCTCTAAATCCTGAAATTGGAACTTACCACGTACAACCGATTGAAATAACGTATTAGAAACTTGGGTTGCTTGTTCAACCTGCATACCATATGTATTTAAAACTGTTGTAAAAATATCAACGGATGTTCTAATATCAGATATACCAGCAATGCTAGCCTGTGTTGCCGTTGTTAAAAGATTAATGGCATCCTCTGCATCAAACGCAGCAGATAAGATGTCGTACATACCCTTAGACATATCACTTGTTGCCTGTCCGTATGCAATTGATAGATTCTCTATTCCAGATTGTAATCTTCCCATTAATGGTATCTGGTCAGAACCGAGTATAGTACTAATTTCTGCAAGTCTAAGTTCAAATTCACGATATGCTGCAACAGATTCTTTTATAAAATCTATAAGTTTTTGTTGAGCACCCATGACTTGATTAAGAATCATGTTATACCCAACGAAACGTAAGGCAAGTCCACTCATACCAGAAGTTAAACCTTTCGCCTTTGTGGCTAACCCTTGCATGCCACTAGACATTCTTTTTGTATTCTTAGTGGCAGATTTTGTTGATTCACTGTATCCTATTAGCTTCTTATCACTTTTACCTATAGTGTTTTGCCACTTTTCCGTTCTAGTTGTTACTCTACCTAGTACTGAATCAAAACTCTTATGCTTTGCAGTAAGCGTTTGAACATTTGTTTTGTAGTTATAGTTAATATTTTTTGTAACGTCATCAGCCATGATGTATTCCTTCTTTTTCACGCTGCTTAATTCGTGCTTCCTTCATAACCTGCTGTGATTTTGATATCTTTTTAGTTTTTCCAGGTCGTGATGGTTGTTGTGCTAAACGTGAAGTATTTATACCGTCAGTTATTTCTAAGAATGTCCAGTAAACCATAGAATCAAGATACTCTATGGTGTGACCGTTAATAAAAAATTCACCTTGCCACGAGATCAACGCAGCAAGCTGTTCACTTGGAAACTGTCTTACTTTTTGGAACTCTTTTGGGTCTTTTGACCCTTCCGAAAATCCTCTTTAGCTATTATACCGCACTTACCTTGATAGTATACTGCTGCAAAAATAGCAACTAAATCATCAGGGTGCATTGTAGCTAAATCAGCTTCGGTAACATTCGGGTCTACCTCATTAAGTCCACGTAAGATGAGAATGTTCCTGTACTTTTCGTCTAGTTTTTTCTCATCCTTTATTTTATCTTCAATTTGCTTAACTTCACGAA